AGCGTAGCTAATACAAACATGTGTAAGTGATCCACTACCATCCACCTACAATCTAAGCCTATGATCATGTAGCGTAGCTTGCTGAAGATGTCTTCTAGGTTGTTGACACCGTGGTGTGCGTGAACCCAAACGCGACCTGCGTTCTTGCCCATGAAGACTTTCTCGTAAGTGCTGTCAAGAACCTCATCACCTAGCTCTTGCTTAACGCTATCTAGATGTAGCTTGGCGTTAGCCTCAACGGCCATGATGCCTTCGGCAGTGCGTGACCAGTTCTCTTCAAGAGCTATCACGCCTACGTTATCTTCGGTGTTGTTGATCAGCCAGTGTTCTAATTCGCGGGTGACACTAGACTTCCCTAGTCCCGTACCGCCTGTTAAAGTAACAAGCTCTCCTGCTCTCAAGCCTTCAAGCTTCTTGTTCAATCCGTGCCAAGGAAAAGGTATAGCTGTCTTACGTTCTGAGCGTAGCTTCTTATACTCCTCAAACTGATCGGACAGATTCATAACGCCCGCAGGCGTGTAAAGTTTAGCGTCCCAGAAACAGGACACATAGGCTGAATGCTTACCGTTTCTAAGCATATCATTAGCATCTTTGTAGTCAACGGGCAGTGTCATTATCTTAGCTTTCTTGGGAGTCAGAAGCTTTGCAATTGCTTGCGCTGCTTCCTTGCCCACTTTGTCGTTGTCAAAGTTGATGACCACTGAATCGAAGGACTCCAAAAATTCAAGGTTCTGCTTAACGTCACTGATGCCGCCTTGCGCCCCTGACTTAACTGAAACTACAGGCCACTTACTACCCAACAATTCGTAAGCGGCCATAGCATCACACTCGCCTTCTGTTAAAGTTATAAACTTACCACCTGCTTTGAACAGGTTCTCTCCAAACAGTCCTACATCCTTTGAACTTCCTGTCCAAGTAAAAGCCTTGTCGGGTTTGCGGATCTTAGTACCGGCTAATTCATGTCCGTTATAGTAAGGGTAGTAATGCTTATCAACTTTGCCACTGGGTGTAAGTGTAACCTTGACCCCATACTTCTTAGCTGTAGCTAAACTTATCTTACGATCAGTTAGTTCACGGAAGCTTGCTCCGTTATTGTTGTGTGAAGAGTACTCATTGTTCATCTTGCTATCCCCTGTAGTCGCATCAAACTCTAGAGATTCATCGGGCTTGACCGTCCCACCTGCTGCGTAATAGTCTGGGTAGTACTTCCTGCAACTGAAACAGAACCCAGAGTCATCTTCGTTGACTGACACTGGATCACTGCCTCCACATTCGTAACAGGGTAAGTGGTATTTAACAAAAGCCATTTGGCTTACTCCTCGTTAGCCTCAACTTCCTCTGTTGCTATCGCCTCTTCCTTGAGATGGTTAGTTTTAAGATCAGAAATTAGCTGAACCGTTGCAGCTTTCATTAAGCCCATAGTTATTGCTGCTTCTGCCAACGCTTTGTCTGCTTGCATGAGGTGAGTAAGAATGTCATTGCCCTCCGAAGAGAGCAACTCCGTATCATATTTCACTTCATCAACTGTGATGATTCCCATTACAGCTCATCCTCCATTTCACTATCATCCATAGCATCAAACTCTGCGCCATCAGGTATCCCGACTTCAATGAGATCAAGAACCTGCATAGCTTGGAAGTCCAAGCCCTTAAAGGTAGTACCCTTCCACTCCGAAGACCACTCCTTGTACTGCACCTTAACTGCTGACCCGTTGCCTACACGCGCATCCAGAGGATTCTTAAACTTATCCACTAGCTTTGGTGCTGCTCGAACCATGCCGTTAGGGCCATTCACTTTACGCTTAACAACTACTGCGGGGCCTTCATCCATGTCCTTGATGGTAAAGCCGCGTGACTTAAAGTCTTCAGCGGTTTCCTCATCTACAACGAGGTTTACTGTGTACACTGGCTCAAACGTAGTGTTAGGTGTAGTTACTGCTGCCCAATAGGCCGTGCCTTGTAGTATTGCCATGTTACTTTCCTTCTGTTGGTTTAAAAATTGTTTGTGGAGCTTAACATAAGTAATTGCGTTGTGCAACTCTAATTGTTGCCGTCCATGTCTCCTTCTTTCACAAAGATACCATCTATCATCTGACCCTTACGATCCTTGATGTCATTGTAAGCGTGGTTGAGACAGTCAGTAAGAGATAGGTTGTTGCGAAGTGCAATGTTAATCAGCACAACCATGATGTCTCCGATGTCATCAATCGGTGACTGCTCCTTACAGATACTGTCAGACAGCTCACCTACTTCCTGTATAAGTTTAAGCACTTGATCCTTGTCCGTTGAACCATGAATAAGGTTACGGGCTAAGTGCCACGAGACTACCTGTTGTATTGCGTGTTTAATATACTCTTCTTCGTGGATCATTACTACTCTCCTTTCTTAAAAACATTACCGTACATTGTAGCGTACTGCTCAATAGCATCTTGAACAGAACTGCGCTCTGCGTTGTCAACAAACTGGAGGCTCTCTGATGCCCGAACTGGGTAGCCTAGTGCTTGAATAAACATAGTGAACTGCTCAAGAATGTCCTGCCTGCTTATATCCTGTTCATAGATAGAGAACTGTACTTCTGAATCAGGAACGCCCTCCTCGCCAAAATCATACGGGTTAGATTTAAAAATTATATAAGGTGTAGTTCTTCTCATCACTTCTTCCCCATGCTAATCACTGTATCGTACTCAGTGCTGTCGATTATGAATTTAATTATAGCTTGCTCTCTAACATTATACATTGAACACGCTGTGCTTAGTGGAACTTTACCTTCTACTACATCTGTTGCAGCCTTGGCGGTTGCAATAGCTTCCGCGCTTGGGCTGCCTGACATACTCTCTGCAAACATGTGACACCTCATTTCAATAAAAGTAATACAACTGTTAGTACATAGAAGATTGCAAAGATCACAATGAACCTAGCGATCCTTACCTTCACTGGTGGTGCGGGGTACTGCTCCAACACGTTGGTCTTTACCCACTCTACCATCGCGGGGAAGATCCCGCCTAGAATTTCCTTTGCTTTCTTGATCATCTTTTAACTCCTTAAATTTCTTTCTGAATATAGCATCAAAGTTAGAAGCACTTTTCTGCACGTTAGTAACGGACTTGTCAGCACTTTCATGCGCCTTATCATTACTCATACCTACCCCCTACATCTTAGGGATGTCTAGCTTGGGAGGCAACCACTCAAAGTGTCCACTCTTAGGGTTGAACTGGGCGCACTCAGTCTGGGCGGCATCATAACTCCATGAGTTCTGGACAGACGTAGCGCCCACCATTGAGCCGATCAAAGCCCCTACAAATAACGAAACCCCAACGAAAACCACACTGATTTTATACTCGCTCATCTGAAGCACCTGTTGATTCAATTGCAGGATGCTCTCGCTGAAGGCGCAACCAATCTTCTCTATTTCTAGAGGGCATTGAAAGACTAGAATCACTCACCATATGTAGATTGAAATGGTTTCCAATCTGATCGTGCAGTTCTTCCATAACCTCAATCTCAAAGCAGTCAGGTTCAAAGTCCCGCACTGGTTTTAATGCCAGTGCATTGATATTAACATCCCGTAACATCATGTAGAAATAATCTTTTTGTTCACTCATAATTAATCCTCCGGTAAATATACCTGACCACAAGTTATGACACAGAAGGGTAGACAGATTACTATCCCTTCAAACTGTGCCGCCTCATACTTTTCACTGCTATCTAAGATAACCCAGACTGCTCTGCTATCCGTGAACTCAAGATCCAATCCTACACCATTCCTGAGATTGATACTTAAGTTGTAGTCTCCAAATGTCTTAGTCATTTTCTTAGCCCTTCAATGTATTCGCCTACTGTGAGAGTAGACGATTCTATTTTAGATGTAATGGCTGTCCATTCTTTGACAGTCCACGAAGCTTTCTCACCTGCCACAATATCCAACACTGCATCTTGTAGCTGACTTGGTTTGTCTAGAATGTAGCGCACCTTTCGATGCGCCATTGAATCTAGTCTGAACGGTGCGGATGGTATCTGCATATCATGCTGCCGCCTTCATAAAGTAATTACTTTTAACAGCATCACGAACTACCTGCTGCCTGTCGTTCTGGACGGACGCAATGTTTATGTTGCTAGAAGTTCTAGACACTCCACCGTGTGTAGACCAGTCAGTCAGTGCATTATACACGGCCCAGTAGTTATGTCCAAGGCGTTTAGAATAGACACTGGCGTACTGCTTCCAGATATATTCTAAGTTAAGGTTACGTCTAGGCATAGAGTACATAATATCTATTGGCTCAGAAGCCCCCGTATCTCTCATAAGATTCAAAGCTCCCTTGCACTTCAATGCTTCAGCAAAGAATTTAA